AGGCATGCCCGGCCCCGGTGGTTTTTCAGGAACGCGGCTGTTCGCTCCAAATTTGAGCGAGCTGGTCCTGTTCGCCTTGGGTCTGTGCGGCATCCGGCGCACCGCGGTTCTGCAGGAACACTTGGTTGACGCGCATATGGCGGTCAATCTGCTGCTCGCCGACTGGATCAACCGAGGTATTAACCTCTGGCAGGTCGAGCTGATCACGATCCCACTGATCCAGGGCATCAGCACTTACGCCGTCGATCCGACCATACTTGTCCTGCTTGACGGCTACGTGACGTTTGGCCAGCCCAGCCACCCGATTGACCGGATCATCCTGCCGATCAGCCGCACCGAATACGCCAGTTACCCCAACAAGCTGCATCAAGCGCCACCCACGGTCTTCTGGATGGACCGCCTGTTGTCGCCCACGGTCACCCTCTGGCCGGTGCCGGACGGCCACCAGATCAGCGTCAGTTTCTACGCGCTGCAACAGGCGCAGGACGCCAACTACGACAGCGGCCAGCAAGTGGCCATTCCCTATGCGTGGCTGAAGGCGCTGGCTTATGGTATAGCCGAGGGCGTGGCGCCGCTGTGGGCGCCGGAGCGGCTGTCTGTCATTTCGCCGATTGCCGCGGCGGCGTACGATGTGGCGTCAAGGGCTGGCGTTGAAACCGCGCAACAATTTTTTTCGCCTCAGTTGTCTTCCTATTGGCGCTGAGTAACGGGGGTGCGCAGTGGGTTATGCTTCTCGTTCCGGACGCGCCAGGACTTCGGTCAGAGACCCGAGGGCTTTTGCGTGCTGCGATCGCTGTGGTATTTGGTACAACCACTGCAATTTGCAGTGGCAGTATGACTGGGCCGGGGCTTCTTTGATCAACAAACAGCTTCTGGTCTGCCGGGGCTGCCTCGACACGCCGCAGGAGCAACTTCGGGCCATTATTCTGCCGGCGGATCCAGTTCCGATTTGGATGCCGAGGACAGAGAATTTTGTTGTCGCGGAGAGCAACACGCGCGCCACGTCGGGTCAGGACACGGTCGACGCGAGGACCGGCATCCCGGTCCCCGGCGATGTCTTGCGCATCACGCAAGACGATAAGTTCCGCGTCACGCAGCAGACTGGAGAGCCGCCGCACGGTACGAATCAGTTGCCCGGCACCGATCCGAACGCGCCCGGCAATTCGAATCCAGGGCTGCCTCTTGAAAACCTCGTTGTGCCCGCAACCGGCCCCCTGGGGAGTTCGTAATGCAAGTCTGTAGAGCATGCGGTGAACTTAAGCCGGTATCTTGTTTTTATCTGCGCAAAGATGTGGGGCGTTATCGCACGGAGTGCAAGGATTGTTGGTGCGCGAGAGTGTCTTTTTGGCAGGCTGTTAATTCTGATAAAGTGCGCGGTTACGTGCGCAAGTCTTGTAAAAAGCTGTACGATGCAGATCCTGAAAAATTCCGGGAAAAAAGTCGCGCCGCACGCGCTGCGAATCCCGAGGGAAAGCGTGCTACTGTGCGGCAGAGTAATAAAAAACGTTACTACGAGAACTACGATAACGAGCGCATTCGGTTAAACATACGTGCGGCTGCGCGGAGGCGCGCTTCGCCACCGTGGCTGACAAAAGTGCAAAAGGACGAAATTAAAGCGCTTTACGCCGAGGCGAGAAGACTGGAAAAAGAGACTGGTGTGAAATGGCACGTCGATCACATTGAGCCACTTAACGGCTTGAATGTGTGCGGACTTCACGTTCCTTGGAACTTGCAACTTCTCACAGCGAGTGAGAACTGCTCCAAGAAGAACATTAGGAGAACTGCATAATGGCCGTTCAACAGATCCCGAACCTTCCAGCAGCGATCGCGGTGACTGGCGTCGAGCTGATCGAGATCGTGCAGGCCGGCGTTTCCTCGCGCGCATCGCTTTCGCAAATCGCCATGCTTGCCGCGCCTACCGCCGGCAGCGCCTCGCAGAAGCAGATCCGCGCCTGGGCGGCGGCGACGGGGTTCCCGCCCTACATTTACACGATCGACAACGCGTGCCCGGCCGATATCGCCAATGCGGTCAACATCGAATGGCTGCACGGCAACACCATGGCCGTTGGTGACGCGTTGTATCTTTTCATTCAGACCACTCTTGGCTTTACCAGCAGCCAGATGTTTGCTGCGTACACCACAATGCTGACGTACCCGCCATGACCAGTCCAGCAGGCAACCCACTTACGTATAACAGTTATGTCGCAACCGTGGCGGCGCTTGCCATTATTAATGCTGGCCAGGATCTATACTTTTCGGGCCTGATTCCGCAGATGCTCAATTACGCCGAGCTTCGCATCCAGCGTGACCTCGATCTATTGCCGCTGCAGACGGAAAATGACACCTATGCGCTCACGATTGGCTCGAATTTGCTGCCGATCGCGGTTGCCGACTTCGTCACCATCCAAGACGTCGCGGTTGTCAGCGGCACGAAAAGAATACAGCTGATCCCTACCAGCAAAGAGGTCATCCAATTTGTTTACGGCGACAGCTCGGTTACGGCCACGCCTGTCTACTTTGCGCCTTACGGCGGCGACGCATTGACCAATGGCGCGACATCCTTGAATTTTATCGTCGGGCCCTACCCGGATCTGGCCTACCCGCTGGCTATTGTCGGCACGATGCACGCACAGAGCCTGTACACGTTCTACAATACGCCGTTGGCCGCCACCGCCACGACATTCATTAGCGCCAACCTGCCCGATCTTCTGGTCATGGCCAGCATGATTTTCATTTCTCAGTACCAGCGCAATTTCGCCGCCAGCAGCAATTCGCCTGAAATGGCGGGCAGCTACGAAAACCAGTACCAGACGCTGCTCAAGTCGGTCGCCGGCGAGCAGCTTCGCAAGCGCTTTCGCGCGTCGGCGTGGTCGTCAGAGGCGTCATCTCCCGCGGCGACGCCAGCAAGGACGTGACCCATGCCGCATGCGACATTCCGCGTCACTCCGGGCGTCGTCACAAACGAGACGCCAGCCTTGAACACGGCTGGAGTGTCCACCAGTCAGCTAATACGCTTTAAACCGGACAAAAACGGGCTTGGTCTTGTGGAAAAGCTGGGCGGGTGGTCCAAGTTTTACGCGGGCCAGATGCCAGCTATCGTCAGGCAGCTGCTGGCGTGGGAAGACTTGAACTCCAATGAGTGGGTGGCCGCCGGCATGCAGACTGGCATATCCGGATACGCTTACCTCGGCGTCTTGGCGGCTATTCTGGGCGCCAACGGCATTACGACCGGGCAGAATTTTCAGCTGGTCACGCCGCTTTTTCTGTCATCCGATATCGCGCCCGTGTTTTCCACGACGGCAGGCAGTCAAGTCGTCACTATAACTGACACCGTGTCGCAAAGCATTAGCACTTATGATGCTGTTTACATAGCAGATCAAGTATCGGTCGGCGGCCTTGTGCTATTTGGCGTCTATCCAGTTTATCAGAACCTTACCACGACTACGTACACCATTCTCGCGACCAACATACTGGGCGCGCCGCTTTATGCCACGGCGACTTCAACTTCAGCGGCCGTACCGAGCTTGACCACCACAGCCACTTCCGCGAATGTGGCGGTTGTGCTGGCCAATCACGGTTACTCCGTGGGCAGCACGTTCCCTATTCTGATCCCTACAACAGTGGGTGGCGTCACTTTTTACGGAAACTATGTTGTAACGGCTGTGGCGGACGCTAATGACTTTACGTTCGTATCGAAGGTTACGGCGACTACCACGGCCACCGGCAGCATCAATGGCGGAAATGTCCGATTTATCTATAGTGCGGGCGGCGCTCCTACCGGCGTGGTGGTGGGGTACGGTCAAGGCGGCTACGGCGCGGGCGGTTACGGCGTCGGTTCGGGAACGATTGTCAACATAGGCGCTCCGACGGGATGCACGGATTGGAGCCTGGATAACTGGGGCGGCATCTTGCTGGCGTCTCCGACGGGCGCCGTGGTCGACGGCATCGGCGTATCTGGAATTTACCAATGGGACCCGACGTCGGGCGCCACGGTCGCGGCGGCTATTTCGCAAGCGCCGCCTGTCAACGACGGTTTCTTCGTGGCCATGCCGCAACGGCAAATCATGGCGTGGGGTTCGACTTTCACCGGCATCCAAGACCCGCTCCTTGTGCGTTGGTGCGACATATCGAACTTCAACATCTGGGTCGCCACCGTCACGAATCAGGCCGGCTCCTACAGAATTCCTCGGGGGTCCAAGATCGTGGGCGGCATACAGGCGTCGCAGCAGTCGCTGCTGTGGACGGATCTGGCCTTGTGGTCAGTGCAGTACATCAGTCAGCCTTATGTGTATTCGTTCAACGAAATTGCGGCTGGCTGCGGCTTGATTGGTCGCCGGGGAGCCTGCGTTCTCGGAGAAAATGTTTACTGGATGAGCCAGAGCCAGTTCTTTTCTCTGACGGGCGGCGGCGTCAGTATCCTCGACTGTCCCGTATGGGACGTTATTTTCCAGGATCTGGATCTAAATAACCTGCAAAAAATCAGGTGCGCGCCCAATTCGCGTTTTGGCGAAGTTACGTGGTTTTACCCAGTCATCGGCGGCAGCGGCGAGCCCACCAACTACGTCAAGTATAATACCATTCTGGGCGCATGGGATTACGGCGTCCTCGATCGCAGCGCATGGATCAATCAGAGCGTGGTGGGGCCGCCGCTGGGCTACTCACCGATCAACAATTACATTTATCAGCATGAGATTTCACCAGACGCCGATGGCGTAGCGATGGTGTCGTCATTTTCAAGCGGATACGCCGCGCTCTCGGATGGCGACGACAAGATTTTTGTTGACGAAATTTGGCCCGATATGAAGTGGGGCTATTTTGGCGGCTCCCAAAATGCGACGGTGAACCTGACGATCGGCGTCAAGGACTTCCCAAGTCAAGCGCCTTTTAACATAGGGCCGTTCGCGTTCAATTCGTCGACCACTTTTGTGTCTCCGCGCGCCCGGGGCCGTTTGATGCAGATTTCAGTGGGCAGCCAGGATATTGGCTCGTTCTGGCGCCTTGGCGGCATACGGTACAGGGGAGAGCCCGATGGGAAATTCTAGCGGCTTTGGCGGATCTTCGACTTCGCTCACGGATTGCCTGACAGCGCTCAAGAACCTCGTCACGGCGACCAACAACGCCGCGCGCCAAGCACTGGCCATCGCGGGCTCGCAAGTCATCGAGAGCATCGGCGCCGCCACCCTGGTCAGCAGCGGACCGGGCCGCGTCGTGAACGTCAGCGTCACCACGACGGGCGCTGTCGGAACGCTATACGACAGCCCGTCGGCAGGCGTGCTGACGCACCCGCTTTATGTCATTCCGGCGGCCGTGGGCGTCTATGCGGTCAACATGCCCTATGGGCTGGGCTTGGTCGTGGCGCCGGGCGCCGCGCAGGTGGTCGCGGTGAGCTATTCGCCCGGCGCCGCCACGGGAGCGCAGTGACATGCCGCTGATCAAGTCAGCTTCAAAGGCCGCGATTGGCCAGAACATTCGGGAAATGTCAAAAACGCATCCGCATGATCAAGCGGTCGCCGCCGCCCTCGACACCGCGCGCCGCGCGTCGCGCGACAGCGGCGGTCCGCTGCCGGGACTGGCGTCGGTTCCCGGGGTGCGACCATTGCAGCAACTGAGCGGCGCGCCGTCGCAGAAGATCCACACCGGGCCGATTCATAGCAGCGTCGCCGGTCGCACCGATCACCTTCCGGTGTCGGTGCCCAGCGGCTCGTACGTCATCCCGGCCGACATCGTTTCGGCCATGGGCGAAGGGAACACAAATGCCGGATTCAAAATCCTGCGACGAGTTTTTGGCGGCGTTCCTTACGGAGGAGCATCTGCGCCCTATGCTCACCGCGGAGGTCCTTATGGGGGCGGAAGCGCTCCTTATAACCAGCCAGGGGGCCCGTACGGTGAAGCTGTGGCCGGAGGCGGGGGAGGACATGCCGCAGGTGGAAGTATCGGAAGCGACGTCAAGGTTGTTGTCGCAGGCGGAGAATACACACTCACCCCGGAAGAAGTCAGAAAAGCTGGTGAAGGCGACGTGGAAAGAGGGCACCGTGTACTGGACGACTTCGTGAAGCAGATGCGCGCCAAGACGATCAAAACACTGTCGAAACTTCCAGGGCCGCGCCATGATTGAGGAAATCAAAGTCAGGGTCGGCGCTCCAGAGGACATCCACCAAGTGATGGCGCTCATCATGAAGTGCATGGACGAGAACGCC